TATAATTTTATAAATATTGAGTTTTATATTTCCATATTTGCGAATTTTGCTTTTGAAATCATGTGTACTTACTGCATGAAGCATTGCTTTTTTCTCCATGTCGACTTCTTTTCTTGTTGTGTCTACGGACATTCTAAACCTTAAAAGATTGTCTGGTGTCGGTAAAATGCGCCCTCTAAAGCCATGATGAAGACGCTTGTCCCAGTTCCAATATTTATCCTCTACGGCTTGCAGATATTTAGGGGTGTAAAATCTTTCAATACTTAATATGACAAAACCTTTTGCTGTGTCTTCGTCAGATTTACTACTGTTACCAACTTCATGCATTGTAATTATTGCATCATTAATAATCTCACAAAGAATAAGCTCTGAAAAACGATTGTTCGACAAGAGTTCCTTTAGTTCTTGCTCCAGTTCGCAAATGAACGAATAAATAAGACTTTTGTTCATAGAACTTAATAATTTGATTTATTCATCAAAACGTTTATCAACCTTTCCTTTTCTGCAAGCAGAGCCTCCAATGATTTGACGCGCTCCTCCAACACTGCTGTATCTCCTGCATTGGTCGTTACGTTACCCACGGAGTTGTGGCTTCCAATGGCTACGTTGCCATCGGAATTGTCCCCAACTGACACATTGTTATGCTTCTCGTCCTCCTCCCCAGTCAGCAGCCATCGTGCATCTACGTTCAAAGCAACCACAATTTTTGTTACCATATCCACAGATGGTTTGCTACGACGTACGCTACCTATATAATTTGACAACGTAGCTCTTTCAGTACCTATAGCCTTTGCAAAAGCAGCCTTATTGCCATTAAAACGCTCATTCACAAGCATTTCCATGCGGTCGTTAATTGTTTCCATACGCTATTATATAGTTAAATATTATTAAATGACTACATTAGGTAGTCATTTTACTTGTTTGTGTGTAGTTAATTGACTACCTTTGCACCATAAAGTTACTAAAAAGTAATCATAATAACAAGAAAATGGAAGTAAAAAGACTACAGACGGCATCATTATCCGATGCTTTGAAGCAGATGACAGTTGGCGAGACATGTCTTTCTCCCGACGGATATTCACACAGGACGGTAATAAAGACCTGTTGTGAACTCAAAACTGAAGGTTATATCTTCAGTACCACCACCAAGACAGGCGAACAGTTTATAACACGCATCAAATAACCACTATGCAAACTAAAACTCCCTGCCTCGGTTGCCAAGACTCACGCAACCAACTATCACAGCAACCCGAATTTCGTAAACATAAAAATAAATAATTATGAATTTATCTAAATGGAAAGTCTCCGCTTTCGTGGCGTGGATTGTGACGACTCTCATAATTGTCAGCGTTGCACTTAGGGGTGTTAGCAAACCCGACACTTTTACAAATCTGATTAGTATCGCAGTCCTGTTGTTTTGGATTCTTCTATCCATCGCAACAAATTGTCTAACTTTTAAAAACAACAAAAAGCAATGAAAAGATTTAATTGCATGTGTGCATTTTCGCTGCTCTTCGCAGCAATGTCTCTAACATCTTGTAGCGAGCGCATCGACGCTGGCTCTGAAGGCATTCTTGTCAACCTCTATGGTTCAGACAAAGGCGTGGACGATGTAAGTCTCGTCACAGGTCGAGTTTGGTACAACCCCTTCACCGAAGAGGTCTATGAGTACCCAACATTCGTGCAGACAATCGACTATCCTGCTTTTACCATCAACGCTAAGGATGGTTCTGAGTTTACCGTTGACCCGACGGTATCTCTCAAGATGATCGACGGCAATGCACCGAAAGTGTTCAAGAAATACCGTAAGGAACTGAACGACATCATCAATGGTACATTATTCAACTATGTCAAAGATGCGTTCCGTATTCAGCTCAACAAGTACACTACCGATCAGATTGTCAGCAACCGTGATATGGTAGAGCGTGCTATTGAATCACAGCTTAGTAAGGCACTTGCCAAAGAGCACTTCCAGCTTGAACAGCTTACGTCTGGTCTCAAATATCCAAACTCCATCGTTGAAGCCGTCAATCAGAAGAACAAGGCTATTCAAGAGGCACAGCGAGCACTCAACGAAGTAGCTGTAAAGAAGGCTGAAGCAGAAAAGATGCTTGTACAGGCACGTGCCGAGCGAGAGGCTAACGAACTTAAGACCGCCAGCCTTACTCCTGCCATCCTCAAGAAGATGTGGATTGAGAAGTGGGACGGTAAGCTACCGATTTATGGAAACGTACCGCAGATTATGATAACTAAGTAATCTTCATTCACTAAATCCATCACACTTTTGTCAGTCAAAAGTGTGATGGACAACAAGAAACTGCAAAAATGAGTAACACTTTTTGCACCACCTGTAAGCACTCATACAATGCCGTCAACGGCTGTTTCTGTATGTTCCTCAACCGTTACGTTGAGCATTGTAGCATTAAGCTATGCCAACAAAATAATGAACTTAAAACAAAAAAGCAATGAAGAAGTATTTTTCAAGTAAAGCGCAAGCTGTTACAGCACGCAAGCTACGAGATCCAAATGGACTCTACGGTGTCAGAGTATTTAAGATGCCGAAAGGCACACGACATGCAGGAATGTATGCAGTATGTTCAGAGTTGGAATTTCTAAACACTTATTAATCATTTATATTATGAAAGAGCTTATCACTATCCTCTACGGACGTGAGATAGAGGAATTCAAGGGTTTCACTTGGAAACAGAAGCTGGCTTACATCTACTTCGTTGTAAGTTTCGCACTATTCCTGCTCTGCGCTTGCTGCAACAGCATCGTTGCAATAATCGTTGCGCTCGTGAATATGCTTATTGCCTTAGCCGTCGCATTTGAGCACATACCTAACTTCAACAAGGAGGATGAGTAATGGAAAAGACAACCATCAAGCAATTAAAGCGTGACCAGTTCTTCACACTCAATCCAGTTGAGGAGCCGAAGGAGAGTCAAGTATGGGTGCGTGGCGACTACGACAGAAGCACAAAGAAGTACGAGTGCAGCAAGTTTGAAGACATCTGTCACTTCCGAGAGTTCAATGGTGACAAGGTGGTATATACCGACTTCATCTTTTAGCCCATGATGCAGATACAATTCCCCGACCGCATGGTTTCCTACGATACCTTTATGGCAGACCTATCCAATCGCATAGCCGAAAGGATAGTAGCCATAAAGCAGGAGCCAGAGGTTATCTCTCAACGAATGGCGTACCGACAATACGGACGTGCCAATGTGCAGCGTTGGGTACGACAAAACAAAGTTCATCCTTGCAAGCGTGCTGGCATGATGGAATACACCACTGCAGAGCTGCGCAAGGCACAATCTAACCAACAAGACTATTTCAAATAAACATGAAAAAGAAGATATTGAGGTTGACCCTCAAAAGAAAATGGTACAATCTCATTGCAATTGGTGCCAAGCGAGAAGAATATCGTGAAATCAAAGAATACTGGTTGAAGCGATTGTTTGATGTTCAAAGTCCGATGATTGCAAAATATAGCTTCGGTGATGTAGGATTGACACCTAAGGATTATACACATGTTCAATTTCGTCTCGGCTATAAAAAGGATGCGCCAACTATGGAGTTTCAAATAACTGATATAGACATTGACAAAGGAAACGAAAAGATGGGAGCACCTATAGATAAAGACGTGATTATCATCAAGTTCAAATAATAAATACGATTCAATTATGATTGAAAGAAAGGAAATACAAGAAGCAGCCAGCAAGTTTAATCCTACCGTAGGAGGTTTGGCTAATACTACCGAACGAATTGCCTTTGAAAAAGGCGTTGATTGGTTCAAGCACGCCATTTGGCATGATCGAGACGAAGAGCCAACAGAAGACGGTTTAGTTCTTCAACATCTTTCCTATGATGGTAAGGAATACATTAGAGCCTACAACTGGGTACAAATAAAGAAGGAATGTATTGAAAAAGGAAAGAGGAAAGGAATCTCACAAGAAGAAATTGACGAGTGGAGCCGTAATGTTTGGGCAAGAGACGGCAACTTCGACAACTGGTGTTATCTCAACGATTTATTACCTACAAAATGACAGAAGAAAAACTGAAACAGACGTGCGAGGTAGAATGTCTCGACAACGGCTACCTGCTGCATGATATAGACGACGGCAGCAAAAGTGCAGCTATCTATAGCAAAGAGCCAGGCAAAACCATTGATAACATCTACGATGTTTTTGGCGAATACCTGCGTGCTGTAATTGACCTCGGCATGAACACATTGTGCTCAAACAAGGTTCGACTAACAATAACAATTAAAAACGTGGAGGAATAATCTATGGAAGAAGAATTAAAGATGGTAACACAAACGATGGAGTACGAAAGGCTCAACAATGGCTGGACATTGCTCTTCAATCTTAATAAGAACCAACAACCTATAAAAGAAGCAGCGTTACAAAAGCCTCTTGTGGATGGTTACCATGCGGATGAGTTTAAACAGCTTCTTGCCAAAGCATTTTATGCGTATATCCTAAATGCAGAAGGATTACTAAAGGCAAAGAAGTTGAATATTAAAATAACAATCGAAAAAGCAGAATGACAATGAGAAAGTTCCTAATAAACCTCCTCGGAGGTTACACCGAGAAGGAGTACATCGAGGCTAACCGTCACTCTTACAACGAGGGAGCATCGGAAGCGTTGCTCACATTGAAGCTAAAGGCTGACATTCTCTACGGCATCCCTGCCGATGAATGGAGCAAGCTGATATACGAAGGCATTGTTGAACTCAAAAAACAATATGACGATGAATCTGACGAAAATCAAAAATGAGTGCTATGACGCAATGGTCGAAGCTATCAAGTCTGAGCTTAATAGCGAAGGTATTGACTGGGCATATAATGCCTGCGCTACGGTGGACACCAATGACGGATTTATAGAGTTGGTAATCGACCATCATAGTGACGCTTCGGTTGTAATCGTCCATGACAATGGTAATGAGCACGACTGCCCTCTGCTATGTAAAGCTATTGAGGAAGCCCTTCCCGACTGGGATGCAATAGAAGAAGAATGGCAGGAGGAAAACCCAGAAGAAGACGAGTATGAGGCTCACGGCTTCAGAGACGAAGCCGACTATCTCAACTGGAAATACGGATAGGCAATTTTCATTCTACATACAATCTTTTTTGTTTTAAGTTTAGTATGTGGCTGCTCCGTCGGGAGACGAATGGTAGTCACAACATGGAAGGATAGTTCAACGGTAGAACAGCACTTATAGTTGCCATTTGCCATAATGAATAGCAGACGCAGGTTCGACTCCTGCCCTTCCTCAACAAGTAAGTTTAACACTTTAATCACTGTAATATGAGTAATATCGCATTAACGGTTGATACTATCAACCAACTCAAACCACTCGAAGTGGTAGAGAACGAGACTGTAAAAGCACGTTTCATTCAGATCTACGACACTCTTTGGGGTGCAGGTACTGGTGAAGCTGCCTACGAGCGTGAGAGTTTCTATTTCAACAACAAGCTCCGTGACGAAGAGAAGTTGCAGAAGGCTACAAGTTTCTCTGTCTTCACTTCATTCATCGACCTTGCCGTGTGTGGTCTTTCTTTGGAGCCTGGCACCCGTGCTCTCTGCTACCTGCAAGGACGCAATGCCTGCATCGGTTCTGACGCAAGTGGCAAGAAAATCTACGAAGGTCGCCTTACTCTTACCATCAGCGGATATGGCGAGTTGGTATTGCGCACAAGAGCAGGTCAGATAAGGCATGCCGACAACCCAGTCTTGGTGTACGAGGAGGACGAGTTCGCATTTGGCGACAAGGGAGGACAGAAGATTGTCGAATACATGTGCCACTTCCCACACAAGTCTAACCACATCGTTGCTGCCTTCCTTCGCATTACTCGTGCCGACGGCTCTATTGACTACAAGGTCATGCTTGAAGAGGACTGGATGCGTCTCATGGATTACTCGGGCAAGAATAATCGTCGTTGGGATGCCAACGCTCGCCAGTGGATAGAGAAGCCCAACGAACTCTATCAATCAAATCATGGCGGCATTGACACTGGCTTCCTCGCTGCAAAGCTCATCAAGCACGCCTTCAGTACTTATCCGAAGATACGCATCGGCAAGGGCACAGAGCTTGAAAGCCAGCAGGACGACAACAAGCAGCAGGAAGTTGACGACTTCTACGGTGTTGCTCCTGCAATGCCAGTAGACAATAATCCTGCCTTCGGCAATGCCGTCGACACTTCCGAGGGTGTAACCATCGACCCTGCAAAGGCAGATGTACCAGAGCAAGGTGCCACCGATGATGATGGAGCGTTCTAATAATTTCTTTTTTCAATCATAATCGCAAGCGTCGCCTGTGCCTTGTGGCACGGGTGGCGCAACTTAAAACAAATTTCACATGAGTACCGAAGTAGCAATCATCAAGCGAGAGAATGTAGAACTTATTGCTTCTACAGCTCCACAAGCATATAGCGAGAACCAAGTGTCACGTCAGCGTTGCCTTGTAGCAGGTAACACTCTCCTTGCAACCATTCAGCAGCAGGGTATGAATAACGAACTCGACCAACAGGCTGCATCATTCATCGAGAAGGCACGCAAGACTGTCAAGAAGATGTACGACAAGCGTAGCCCACTCACAAAGATGTTCGACGAGATACGCACCAACTTCACATCTATGGAGTCAGATGTAGACCCAACGAAGAAAGACTCCGTTCCTTACCAGCTCCAGCAGCTCCGCAACGAGTTTGCAGTACAGAAGCGTAGACAAGAGGAAGAGCGTCGTCGTACTGCCATGAAAGAGCAGCAGAAGCAAGCATCTATTGCAAAGTATCGTACCGACCTCGAAGAAGACTACCGTAGAGTGTTCAATGGTGTTCTGAACGGTTCTCTGAACAAGCTTATGGGCATCAATGCAGGCATAACCCTTGACAACATTCAACAGAGCAAGGAGACAATAACCAACTTCACCACCACTCTTGACGAGACTCCTTTCTCACGTTCAATGGTACTTCTGCCTACAAATGTCAGCAGCGAAGAACTTGCAAACATTCGTGCGTCTGTCCTCAACAGACTAATAGCCAACTTCCGTGAACTGTATTCCTCTCAGATCACTAAGGCAAAGCAGGAGTACATCACAATGCTGCCGTCTAAGGAAGCAGAGCTGAAGCGTGCAGCACAAGCAGCCAGCGATGAAGAAGCCGAGCGTATCAAGCGTGAAATCAAGGAACGTGAGGAGACCGAAGCTGCAAAGAAGGAGCAGGAACGCATTGAACGTGAGAAGAAGGAAGCTGCCGAACTCGAAATGAAGAAGCAACAGTCTGAAATGGGTGCTCTCTTCAACACGGCTTCTGTGAGCGTGCCGACCTATCAGCCGAAGACTGCCGTCAAGAAGAAGCTCGTATTGCTCAATCCCGAGGGTATCATGCCTGTACTCTCAATGTGGTGGACTGAGGAAGGCTGCAAGATGACGGTCGAAGAACTCACCAAGATGTTCAAGAAGCAGATAACCTACTGCGAGAAGCGTGCCAACGACAAGCAGAACTCCGTCACCATTGCCGACGAGTCCGTATCATACGAAGAAGAAGTTAAAGCTAAGTAACTATGGCTAATCACAATCCAGATGAATACTACAATCGCCCCGAGGTCTCCAACTCCGACCTAACAGAGTTGAAGCAGCTCTTGCACCCTCGTATGCAGTTTGGCGACAAGGAGGCGGCTTTCCGCTTTGGGTCACTGGTTGATGCTATCATCACCGAACCGTCAAGAGTAAACTATTATCAGCTAACTGTTGATGATGTTCAGTACACCGAAGACGAGTTCTATCATGCCAAGCAGATGCACCAGGCACTACTGACGGAAGCAAAGCACGACCCCTTTCTTGCAAAGGTGCTCGAACTCTCCGACACTCAACGCTTCATGGTGAACAAGCAACAACAGTTCGAGTATGGTAGCTTCCCTTTCTGCCTTGACACTCGCTGCAAGTGGGACTGGTGGTTGCCGATGGCTGGCTTCGGTGGCGATTTGAAGACAACCTTCGCATCATCACAAAAGCAGTTCGAGGAGGCTGTCGACTTCTTCGACTGGGATAGAAGCCGTGCATGGTACATGGACATCGCACACTCTGACCGTGATTTCATCTACGCTATCAGCAAGAAAAACGGACTTGTCTTCAAGAAGTACATTGAACGTGGAGACGCTAACTATAATCGTGGACGTGAGAAGTACGAAGAACTGGCGTTCCATTACTGGTGCCTAAATCTCTAACGAATATGGATATATACTGCCGTGTCACTGACATAGGACTCATACCAATGTATGACAGCGACCTTGACGAGAAGCACCGACTTCGCATTGGAGACAACGTGCTTTGCACTATCAAGCGTCCTCGCAACTACGAGTTTCACAAAAAGTATTTCGCTCTGCTTAGGCTCACCGTTGCCAACCTTCCGCACCTCATTCAACAGCAAATGCAGATATTCACAGAAGAAGACCTGCTCGATTGTCTGAAGATTGACCTCGGACTATTCACTACACGCTGGCATGGTGGAAGACAGATTGTAAAGACTGGCTCCATCAGCTTTGCCAAAATGGACAATACAGAGTTTGAGAAGTTCTTTTCTCGCTCGGTTGATGCCATACTGCGTATCTATCTCCGTGGCACGGACAGGCAGGCTCTTATCGAAGAAGTAGAAAACTACAAGTAACATGATATACTCACTCAATGGAAGTCTTAGATACATTCCAGACAGTAAAAACAGAATAAACAATGGCAAGTACAGAATTAAACCACCATCTTCGCATCCAGCCGTACCCTTATCAAGTGGAAGGAATAAAGTACGGTCTCGAAAAAAGAAGACTGTTCATCGGGGATGAGCCTGGGCTTGGAAAGACTCTCCAGTCTATTGGCATCGTCGATACTGCCAACGCTTACCCTTGCCTTGTCATTTGTCCTTCATCCCTCAAAATCAACTGGCAAAGGGAATTTGAGAAGTTCACGGATAAGAAAGCTCTCGTCCTCGACAACTCCACACGCACCACATGGTCGTATCTCCTGCAAATGGGTATGCACCACGTCGCAATAGTCAATTACGAGTCGCTGCGCAAATATTTCGTATGGGACATCAAGGGTGGCAAGAACTTCCGACTGAAAGATGTGGTCTTCTGCCCACAGATTAAGCAGTTCCGTTCTGTTATCATCGACGAGTCGCACCGTGTAAAAGACCCATCGGCACAACAGACTATCTTCACTAAAGGCATCTGCACTGGCAAAGACTGGGTGATAATGCTCTCGGGCACGCCAGTTGTAAACCGACCAGAAGACCTTGTTGCACAACTCTCCATAATGGGACGACTCAACGAGTTTGGCGGCAAAAGCCAGTTTCTTGCTGAGTATGGCGAAGGCGAGAACCTCTCAACCCTTAGCCAACGTCTCTATTCAAAGTGCATGATTCGAAGAGAAAAGGCGAAGGTACTTACACAGCTACCCCCTAAAACACGCTGCGACCTCTATGTCGACATCAGCAATCGGGAGGAGTACGACCTTGCTGCCAACGATCTTGCAGAGTATCTGCGCACATACAAGGAGTGTACCGACCATGAGATACGTCGCAAGATGCGCATGGAGGCTCTTGTTAGGTTCATGACGCTGCGGTCTCTATCAGCAAAAGGAAAGGTCAAGCAAGCTATCGACTTCGTGCGTGTCTTCCTCGACTCGGGCAAACCGCTTATTCTCTTTTGCTCCTTGCATGAGATTGTGGACGAACTTAAAAAGGCGTTCCCCAAAGCGGTTACGGTTACGGGGCGTGACTCTGCTGTTAGCAAACAAGCTGCCGTAGATAGTTTCCAAAGCGGACACAGCAACCTCATCATCTGTTCCATCAAGGCTGCTGGTGTTGGTCTCACACTCACGGCATCATCAAATGTTGCTTTCGTGGAGCTTGCTTGGACGTATGCCGACTGCTGCCAATGTGAAGACCGTGCCCATCGCATCGGGCAGAAGGACAACGTAACGTGCTATTACCTTCTCGGACGTGGCACCATCGACCATGCACTCTACAAAATCATCCACAAGAAGAAGTCTATCGCTAATGAGATTATGGCTTCATCGGATGATATACCAGAAGACGAACAATATTTCAACGAGTTAATAAACGAATTTTTACAACCAAATTTATTTCAAAAGTAATATGCTCCATCCTACCCCCCCCGAAGGCTCATACGTCGATTCCAACGGCAAACGCTGGATAACACTCGACATTGACATCATGGTCAATCATGGCGAACGCTTCTTCTGTACATTCCGCTACACGGCACCAGTAACTTTCGACTACGAAATTGGCTGGCTCACCATGCTTGAAAATCTGCAAGACGCACTCTATAAGCGGTACACGTCGCTTCAACATAGAAACGATGTGCGAATAATTTTAGGCGACGCAAAAGTAGTAAAACATACAAATAACAAATTTAATTCTATTCAAAATGACAAAGTTAGAAATTGCAAGAGAGTTGGCAGAACGCAAAGACATGCCACTCGCTGACGCTATCAAAGCGGTTGATGGTGTCATTGACATCATGAAGGATGCGTTCAAGAACGGACGCAATGTGTATCTCCGTGGCTTGGGTTCCTTCGCTATCAAGGAGCGCAAGGAGAAGGCAGGACGCAACCCACGAACTGGAGAAGTTATCATCATACCTGCACACAAGGAGGTAAAGTTCAATCAATCACAATCACTCATCGTTAAACAGTAATCACTATGGAAAAGATAGAGCGTAATATGAAGCAGTTTACCGCAACTAAGACGGTAAAGGCAATACCTATGACGAGAACGGATGCCGAGAAGTTTCTTGGACGTTCTATAACGCCAGCAGACCCGAAGGCAGAAGAAGGTTATCTCATGCTGTACCCAGACGGCTATTACTCATGGTCACCCAAAGAAGTCTTTGAAAAAGCTTACAGACTTTCAGAGTCTTTCATCGACCGCCTGCATATCGAAGAGGCAGAACTTCGCCACCGCATTGAGGCTCTCCACTCGTTCACTCTAACCAACAAGTACAGAGACATGCCAAGAGAGGAGAAGGTTATGCTTAGCTCACAGTTTACAGCAATGCACACTTATTATAATGCACTTGCTACAAGATTGGACTTTTACTTAAAATTTTAATCATTATGGGATTAATAACAGCAACATTTTTTGAGTGTGGTGTACGCTATGAGCGCACCACCGAAGAAGGCACAACAAAGAAGGTCAATGAACTCTACATCGTAGACGCACTCACCTTCACCGAAGCCGAGTCACGTATCACAGAAGAAATGCAGCCTTTCGTCAGTGGCGATTTCGATGTAATGACACTAAAGCGCACTCGTTATTCTGAGTACGACAACAGCGAGGGTGATAAGTACTACAAGGCTAAAATCATGTTCATCACTCTCGACGAGAAGACTGGCAAGGAGAAGCGCACAGCCGTTTACTGGCTTGTTCCTGCCAACGACATAGGTGAAGCTCGCAAGAAGGTTGTTGACGCATTTGCAAACACAACTCTTGACTACGAGATTGCCACGCTCGACGAGACAAAGTATTTTGATGTGTTCTTGCACGACACTAACCGTTCAGCCGAAAAGACGGACTAATGGGAATGTCGCTCGAACAGATGCGAGAGCTTGCCAACAATGGCGTGAAGCAGCGACGCAAACAACATGATGAGGAACATCAGATACAAGTTGCTTGCGTCCGCTGGTTCCGCCTTCAGTACTCTAAACTTAGCCTCAACCTATTTGCCGTACCAAATGGTGGGCGGAGAGACAAGGTTACGGCTGGCAAACTCAAAGCAGAAGGGGTGGTAGCTGGTGTTGCTGACTTATTGCTGCTCGTGCCATCGGGATGCTTCCACGGTCTTGCAATAGAAATGAAGACTCGCATCGGTCGGCAACGTGACTCGCAAAAGGAATGGCAGGAGTACATTCAGAAGCAAGGCTACAAATACGTTGTCTGCCGTTCGCTCGACGATTTTATGAGTGAAGTGAAACACTACCTCCCAACTTGTAAATAACATTACTAACACCATCTAATAAGTTTCTTATGAACTATTTCTCCCACGACAGCAATGCTCGTAACGACGAGCGCATCATCCGACTTCGCATGAAATACGGAGCTGCTGGGTATGGTGTATTCTTCATGGTGCTGGAGCGGATGCGTGACGCTACTGGATACATGTGCGCCACCGACTATAATGCCATATCCTACGACCTGCGTGTTGATGCTGAACTTATCCGTGCCGTCGTCGAAGACTTTGAGCTGTTCAAGTTCACCGACGATCACGCTTTCTTCTATTCGTCGTCTATGCTTAGACGCATGAAGCAGATGGACGAGGTGAGCCGCAAAAGGTCTGAGGCTGGCAAACGTGGTGGAAGACCAAGAAAACCAAAGGTGACACCGTCCGCTCCAGAGTCCGATAAGCCTGCCAAGAACTCTTCACCTCCTGCAGACACTCAAGCCGACATCAAAGCTCTCATCGGTGAATATGAGCAGGAGTGTATGTGCATGAAGTTCCACATCAACCAGGCTGAACTCTCTAAACGTTACGCTCAGTTCATTCTTGACTGCCAATGTAGGCAGACAGAGCATAATGACCGACGAGACGCTATTAATCATTTTAACGACTGGCTGAGGATTGTACTCGAAGCCGAAACAAGAAAAGCAAATGAACAATCAGAAAGAACAAGCGCAGCGAATAAACGTAGAGGCGTTCAAACAACAACTTCTCAACCGCAAGACTACAGCGGAGCGTTTTAGATTGCCGTGGCAATATGAAGCGTCGGTCGATGCTATCACAGCAGCTTACAAGGCTAATGTGGAATTCAGACACCGCATTTATCAAGACGACATTGCCACACAAGAGCATATCAAGGCTGCGGCACGGTGGCTCACTGCCGAGTGTCCTAAGTTCGGTATGCTTCTTTGTGGGCAGTGTGGCAATGGCAAGACTACATTGTCACATGCCATTCGTGACCTCGTATCGTGGATTTACAGACACGATTACAGCAACGATGGCTTATACATCAAGCAGGTGGATGCAAGGGAGATATGCGACGCTGCAAAGAACGATTACAAGACATACAAAGGTCTTTGCTCACAGCTCATGCTCTCCATCGACGATTTGGGCGTGGAGCCGTCGGAAGTGCTCGACTATGGTAACGTGCTAAGCCCTGTTATCGAATTGTTGAGCCGTCGATATAACGCACAGCTCTTCACTATTGTCACCACCAACCTAACACCGAAACAAATTCGAGAACACTATGGCGAACGCATCGCTGACCGTTTCAACGAAATGTTTGAACGTATCGTGTTCGAGAACTCAACATACAGAACATTATAATCCATCAATTATATAAACAACATGAAAGAAACAAAAACAATTCAGATTGAAGTGCCTGCTGACAAGAAGGCAGAGTGGCAGGAAGTAGGCGGCAAGACCGTCCTCGTAATGGTTGACGAGAAGGACAACCGACCAGTGGCTGAACGAATAAAGACTTTCGAGGATGCCTGCAATGAACTGGGTGAAGACCATCCTATGGTGTCTGTCTACGATGCTTTGGTCACCAGAGCTAACGGTGAGCAGTCGCTTGCAGAATGGATGGGCAAGGATGTTGTAGCTTTCCTAAAGCTGCGTATCATTACTGAAGCTCTCAATGAAGGCTGGCACCCGAAGTTTACTGAAGACGAATATCGCTACTATCCCTGGTTCTACATCTACACTAAGGAAGAGTACGACAACTTCTCCGAGGAGGAAAAGCGTCGCTGTGTCGGTCGTGCGTACTACAATGCGCTTGCGCATGGCGGTCTCGTCTACTCGAATGCGAGTCTCGCTTCGTCGAATTCGGTTGCGAATTACGGTGTGCGTCTTGCCTTCTCAAACAGAGACTTGGCAGAGTATGCAGGCAAGCAGTTCATTGACATTTGGGCTGATTTCGTCTTCGAAATCAGCGACAACAAGAACGAGGAAGACGATGAATAACGGAAGACTGGCGTTCTTCAATCTCGTTAAACAGATGCGGCAAGCGCAAAAAGACTTCTATTCTACCAAAGGGCAGGACTGGCAATCAGTCCGTAAGCCCCTTTGGGATAAGTCACTTGCGCTTGAAAAGCGAGTGGACGAATATATTGCACACGGAGACGCATACCTGCAACAGCATCAACCTTCTTTGTTCGATAAATAAATAAAGCAACTCATAAAGTCAAATTCTCTATTTTTGCAAACGACACCATGCACAATATTCTGAACATAACTCGTCGCCCAGATGTAACGTTCTATCCAAATGGGCGTATCGACATCACCTCACGAATAGCAAAGGTGCTCAATCTATGCGAGGGCGATGTCATTGACATTGCCGTTAATGGATGCGAGTATCAGCTATATGTAAAACATAAGGCTAACTCCTACGTCGGCTCACACGAAGCAACTGTAAGACCTTCCAAAACTGGAAGTCGTAATTTCAGATGCTATTCCAAACGCCTCACGCATGTTATGATGCAGACACAAGGCTACGGCTTTAATGACGTGCTTCGAGTACCTGCTGGCGAGTGTATGACGTTCAACAACTACGGCTGCATGGTGTCGCTTATTACGAAAATCAATCTTCAAAAATAAGTAACGTATGATAAAGGAAATAAAGTATGGAGGCTACACGGTCTCACCTTCCGACTACGACTCGCCAGATGGCGACCTCGCTTTGTCTTTCAATCTCGTTCCAAAGAATGGGGAGTTGCATGGCATGCACACTCCCTCCACTATTGGCTCCCTACAAGAGGGTGAGGAGTTGATTTTCATACACACGGTTAATGACAACACTAAGTTCCTCATCATCAAGAAGGACAAATCACTCTACTACGGCAAGTTGGGCGAGGCTACTCGCACTCTTATCAAGACGTATGAGGTGGACACTATCAAATGCACTGCCACTGGCAATGTGTTGTGCGTCTATGGAGCCGACTCCTTAGACCATTTTGTCTATCTGCGTGGCAAGTACCGTCCTTTCAGTACTGCCGACTATGCAGTTACTCTGCAGTTCGGTCTCGACTCGTTAATACGCACTCAATCGCAAGTGATTAACAGCGTGCTCAAAGACTCTAACGGTTCATCCGTGGCTACATGGGAGAATGTTGTTACACACGAATATGAAAAAATCAGTAGAAGCACATCCTTTTTGTGCAACCTTTCAAAGGGTATGACATATAGAATAAAAGTTATAAAGAAAACTGCGACAAGCACAATGTACTTTCAACTAACACTCTATGATGTCGATAAAAAATGGTACGAGCTAAGTGCTGGAAAAGTTGGTATGGACTTTGAGTTTACTCCTACAATGGACGTAGTGCGAATTTACGTATCTTTTTGGGCATTTCCAGATGGTGGGGCAATGTGGAATTCATTTCACAGTGGTTCTATAATCGTAGATAAGCAAGTGGCTGTTATACAGCCAAGTGGCACTTATCTCTACAATGCCATCGAGAGTACTAACAATTCGTTGCTTGGTCTTGCAAACACATTACTTGCCAACTGCCGAGACGGTAACAGATTTGCGCTGCCGTTTTTTGTCCGTTATGGTTTCAGAATGATTACTGGTGACATTATTACGGTCTCACCGCCTATTCTCATGGAGCCTAACACAGAGGTTACGCCAGTTATCGAGTTAAGCGAGTTGAAGAAAGTCAACAGCGAGAGTATCTTTTATAATGCGCTCGTCACGGCAAAGGCATACAGTTCCAAACTTATGTATCGTGTCAAGGATAAGGTAAAACTGCAAAACCTCCTCGACATGGAAGACCTTGTAGACACTCTTGTTATTGCTGTGTCTGACCCTATCTATCTGTACAAGGAGGGCGCATCGCTCGAAGAATGTAGGCAGAATATCTACGTTACCGACTCGGCTCCTGCCAACAAGACCTATTCGCTCAATGGTATCAAGAACATTGCAAGCACAGCTACAAGTTATCTCACGCTTCCTCACTTTGATAGCTATGAGGAGAAGGTGTCGGGTGTGTCTGCCTTCAAAATCGTCAAGGAGATTAAGAAGGATGAAATATCCATGAATGACAACTTTGTGGATGTGCCTTTGGATGCAGAGGTGCTTAAAGGCTTGTCGGGTAATACATCACTTCTGGCTGACAATACAGAAAACCTTGCCACATACAACGCTAAATATGCCATGTCTTACAACCAGCGTGAGCATTGGGTGGGTGTCATTGAGAGTGAGTTTGTCGGCTTCGACCTCGATGCCATGTGTGGTTTCGTGCAGACGCAAGAGCATGACGCAAACTACAAGGTGGGCATTGAGCAGCGTGAAAGCGAAGCTCTGCAATATGCAGTAAGAGGTAAGAATACACAGGCATCGGCTAACAGACGTTGGTTCTTCTACACCAATTCTAAGGCGGTTGAAGCTACCATATACGAGAATGGCAAGCAATACAAATACGAACTGCAGGCGCATCCATTCCTCAAAGGTGCATACCGATTTGGCGACCCTGTGGCAACTGGCGACGACACCGACAATGGATTGTCGCTTCCTCGCTCTGTTATTTCTACCAACAAGGACAACATGGTGTTTGTGTCGGTGCAGGGCAACCCAATAATGATTGAGCAGCGTGTGCGTGTCGGTGACGGCATATTGTATGCTGCTGCTTCTAACACTCGTCCTATCACTCGCAACCAGTTCGGACAATCGCCTCTGTACATCTTTTCGTCAGATGGTATCTGGGCAATGGAGGTGGCTACTGACGGTAGCTATTCGGTTCGTCAGTCGGTGTCTCGTGATGTCTGCAACAACATCAAGAGCATTACACCAATAGACAGTGCCGTGCTCTTCACTACCAAACGTGGCATTATGATGCTTTCGGGCACCGATACTCAGTGCATATCTGAGCCTATCAACACGAACACTCCATTCAATATCTTGTCACTCGGAAACACGTTAAGAACATACCTCGCTGGTAATGATTATAAGATGTTCGACATTGTGCCGTTTTCGACGTTCATTCGCAACTGCCAAATCATTTACGATTATGTAGACCAGTTGCTGATAGTCTTCAGTGAAAAGTGCGTATATGCTTATGTCTATTCTATTGAGGAGAAAAAGTGGAGCCTCATTGAGTCGAAGCTACTCTACGCTGTCAACTCTTACCCCGAAGCATGGGCGGTTGAGAAGGATATAGAAAAGGAAACATTGAACATCGTCAACTTCTCTGACGTGGCTATTGACAACACTCCAGTAAAGGGGATGCTTGTCTCTCGTCCGCTCAAACTCGAAGCTCCAGACATTTTGAAGACTATCGACACGGTGATCCAAAGAGGTATGTTCCGAAGAGGACATATCAAGTCGATATTGTTTGGCTCTCGGGATTTGTTCAACTGGCAGTTGGTCTATTCGTCCACCGACCATTACTTGCGTGGCTTCCGTGGCTCGCCTTACAAGTATTTCCGCATAGTCCTGCTATGCGACATCTTACCCGATGAGTCGTTGTATGGTGCTTCCATACAGTTCCAGCTTCGTCTCGTCAATCAACCACGATAACATACAAAAGAGAGCAACCGTAATGGCTGCTCTCTTTTTGTATTCTTTAGAATGGGGTCTGTGTCCTTCTTACTCTTTTGGTTCTGAAGTTCACGGCTTCCTTCATCGCTTCAAGCATTTCTTGCTCTTTCTCTTTCCACCTCGGTGCCGATGGGGGATTGGTTATGCTCATCCAGTCTGCCAACACACGACACACCATATACTCATGTATGTATCTCACAAGCAAGGTTACCGTGGTCTTGCTGTAAGCGTCGGGTACAAGCAACTGTATCTCGTAGTCCTGCGACTTGGTTTCCTCGGGCTTCTCGTTGGTAAACACCTCGTCGCTTCCTTCGTCGGCTGGTGGCTCCTCGTCGTAGACCACTGTGGGCATGTTGTCCATTTCTGTCACTTGCTCCACTTCTTGTTTCGAATATGGAAACAGAGCTTCCACGCTCTCGGCATAGGCAAGGTCAAGCACTTTTGTCACCCTGTCAATATTGCCTGTCTCGCCAATGTCCTGCACTTGGTGACGGTCGTGTTCCGTGTTCACCTGCATAACATCGCCCTCAACGTAGGCATAGTTCTTGATGTCATACAGCAGCTCACTACGTTTGAAGAGCAGCTTCACGGTCTTGGTGCGTGCCGTCAGTCCTGTGCTGTTGTAACGGTTCTCGTCCATGCCTTACGCCACGGTTGTGCGTGTCGGACGGCTGCGCTTGTTGGCTGCTTCACGCAACTGCTCAAGGTTGGCGGCAGCAAGGGTGATGTAGTCGCCTGCGTCGTTCTTGTTGGTGATGGTGAACCAGTCGCCTATAGCACTGTTCACAAGATACTGATGCAATGCCGAGCTGATTGTGTCGTTACCTGCACTGTTGTAGTTCGGGGGCATGTTCAGAGATATGGTGAGGTTGCTGGTGGCACTCAGCAGCTTGTCGTTAGCACTGGTGCCTGTCTCGTTGATGAACTCGCTTAGCTTGGTCTTCAAGTTAGCGAAGGCATTACCGATGGAGCGCAATATCTGGTTTGCGTTCTCGTCGTCATCATTGGCTTGCATGTTTGCCACCTCCTCATGGTTCGTGCCGTTCGTTCGGCTTCTGCCTGTAAGATAGGTCTTGTTCTGCACGTCGTAGATAAGCTCCGACATATACAGAGTGATTGCAATAGTTTTCTTTGCCATTTCTATATTATGTTATTGGTTATACTCTCATTCAGAACAGACGGTAGCCGAAGGTTACACCCAACGTCGGCTGTACCTCGCCTTTCACATTCACGCCTGCTCCAACACCTACTACGCATCCCCATCGTCGTCGCTTCTTCTCTATGTATAGAGTCTTGGTCACGATGTCGGTGCGTCTGAATATGTTGATACTGTCAAGGTGTGGCTCATAACCGCTTACCCATGCTGTGTATTCGTCACCTTCATACTTCTTCTGCACAATCGGGATTATCACTGCTGCGCTGTCATTAGGAGGCTGGAACACTTTGTCGGGTGATGTGTCGTTCACAACAAGTTCCTGGTGATGCCCGTCGGCACTGCCTTCTCGCTTCTCCTTTGCAGTCGGCAACCAACGCACAATGTAATCCGTTGTTGCGCTGTCATTCGCTACTGGGGATGCAATATACACTGTGTCCCATTTGGTGATGGTGGTCTGCTTCTCTTCCGTCACATTGCCTACGGCACGGTCTAAGACAAATGCTCCTACAACGTAACCTAAGACAAAGCCGAAGAGCACCACTATCAACATTACAAAGAAGTCGTTTGACTTTTTCTTTTCCATAATGCTTCGTGTTTATTGTTCGATGAAGTTTAAGATGCCGTCTCGGTGAAGGGCAACAATACTTTGCTTGCCTTTCTCGCTGAGGAGAAATGACACGTCACGCTTGTTATCCATGAAAAGGTTTTCTGTCAGAACAGCTGCACATGCGGTATGCTTCAGTACAAAGAAGTCTGCCTCCATATCCTTGTCGCCATCGCTCTTGTCGGTACGGATAGGGGTCTGCTTGCTGCTATACGAGCCGTTCTTCTTGCCTTCCTCCATGATTTCGGCATAACCACTCAGATGTTTCTCGGCTGCTTCATACAGACGTTCTGCAAGATTGTCGCTAACGGTCGTACCCTTACTGGTGTAGGCACACCAACCGCCTGCAAGCATCCACTTGCCTTCTCCGCCTGCTGCATTGACGTGTATCGAAACGTACAGACACTTGTCTTTGCCATACTTCTTGCAGAGATTGTTCACATAGCTGCAGCGTAGACGCAACTCCTGCTGTTGGGGAAGGGGCACAACGTCCTCGGGCATGTCTACATACACTACACAACCTCTGGCTTCCAAAGCGGTGCGCAGTCGGTTCACTATCTCTCGACTGTAACGATACTCTTCCAGCGAATTGTCGGGGCTACGTTTGCCACCAACATTCTTACCGTGTGCTGTTCCTAAGATTACTACTTTCATAATTTTTGTAATTTATGGTTTGAATAAAATTTTATGCAGTAGGGGTGTGGTTATGTCGGCACTACACGAGTTGGCTTCTTGCGGTAGTATATCTTCCGCATAACATCGTCTATGGCTCCAACAGCATCTGTGCCGTAGCTTTCGCTCTCGCCTTTGTTCGTAAACTTGTACCACTTCGACACTATCATTGCAACGAAGTAGGAGAACAGAGAGGTGCCGATGCTGCCGTTCAGCGACTTGTCATAGCTGTTGCTCAACTCCAGCTTCACAACGTAGTTCTTGTCAAGTTCCACACCATGACTCACGGGCTGGTCGCTTACAGACACCAAGAAGGGTTTGAAATGCTCCGTCGCTCCGTTGCAAGCCTCAACCCAAAAGCGTTCAAGCATCATGCGGTCGTCGTCAGTAGTGAAGATGCGGTCGTAGGCTGTTGCGTCGCCTTGCATCTTCTGACCTGTGTACGAGGTGGTCTTTGCCACCTCGTCATACACGTTTGCTTTGTTTACTGTCAGTTCTATTGTCTTCATAATGCAAATTTAATGGTTGTCACACGCTCTTTACTTTTATTTATTTCTTCGATAAGTATTCGGCAATGGCTTCCGCTATCTCCTTCGGGTCGCTTCGGTGCGCTGCTATGGCTTTGGCAAGTGCGCCTACTTCCTTCATTTCTCTACTCTCCTTTGCGTCGGCTGGCTCCATGATGCTCTTTATTTCTATGGAAGCAACAAAGAGCACGGCTATCAGCGTGAACAAGGGAAACGTGTACAGAGTCCAGGAGTTGAAGATATGCAGGAACACGAAGCCTGCTATCTGAACGGCATCCAGTACCATCATGGCAAGGATGGCGTTGTAGTATCTCGATAGCTTCTGTATCGTGCGTTGCATCTTGTCGCTCCGTATGCGGTCGCCTCGCGTGTGCGCCTTTCTGATACCTGCCCAAAAGTCAAGGGCGATAAAGAAGAGTGGTGTGATAAGCAGTCCCACCATAAGGAACATAACCACTATCAACTGTTCTGAAATTGTGTAGCTCATAGGTTTAACGTATTAATAATTTTGTAACACTACCGAGGGCTGCTCCTAATACGGTAAGTCCCCAGTCTATCCAGTCCCATTCTCCTCCCCAGCTTTTGTCCTTAAACTCCAGCGACGAGGCTGCAATAACACCTGCATACATACCGCAGTATGCGCTGTCCGAACACACTCCGATAGCATAGCCGCCTGCAAGGTGTCTTAAGCGGTTGCTCTGTTTGAGCCATGCAAAAATCTTTTTCATAAATAATAGGTTTGGGTTTAACAATCTTCTAACAGTTTCTCGTAGTCTACGCTGTCTTTCTCTTGCCAGCCTGCTTCTAAGCACGCATTGACGTGGCACACCATGCCTTGATAGAAAGCGTCGAGGTCTTCCTCGGTGTTCAAGCTGATCACCGTTGATGAGGTCTCTCCTTCAGCAATGTTGTCGTACACTCGTATCTTGACTGGAAGGTTCTTGCTGATATAAGCGTTTGCATAGTTACGCTGATTGGCATCACTAAGCCACACTTGTTTACCTGCCCACTCGTAGCCACTGACAATCTTTGCGTCGGTCAGTCCGTTCACATGAGCTTCTATCACTTCACGCAGTTCACTGACACTTGGCTTGTGGTCAAACCTCGCACGGTAGTTGTAGCCGTTGCCGTTCTCCTCACCATAACCGAAGAAGAGAATATAGCTTCTTGACGACACTCTCACTACTCCGTCCTGCCGTTCTTTCGCTCCAAAAATATTTTCCATTACCTTTCGTTTTTATGGGTTACTAATTGAAGGTGTAGCGCACGCCCTTGCCGAAACTCTCCATGCCTATGGTGGTACCAAAAGGCAACACCTTTCGTTCTTTAGCTGCACGAAGAAATTGCAACTGACGTTTGTCCGAAGTGAAATACTTGGCTTTCGTGCCATTGTCAAACTGGAATTGTACCAGAGTGCGGTTTCCGTTCTCTGTGGGTACATCTTCCTCAAAGTCAAGTATGACGATGTGAAGGTTTACCAGAGTGCCAAGTTTCACTCGCTCGCCAACAAACTGCTTCTTTCCGTCTTCGGGTTGATACACTAAACCGAGGTTCTTAAACTCTTCCATATCTTTTCTCTTGTCGATTATCGTCTGCATAAGGTGTCTGCAATTTCCCCATTTTGCCATGCCGTAGAAACTACCAATCAATTTGCGCCTTCTGCTCCTGCTCTTCACCTTTGCCATGTGGCGTGCAAAGCGTTGCTTGGTGCGCTTCCTTATCCTCGCCTTGTCTCCGTCATAGACGAAGCCGAGGAAGTCGATGCCTTCACTCAATGGACGGATGGCTTCACTGGGCTTTATCTCGAGTCCTAATGCCTCTGCTTCGGCATGTAGTTTCTCTCGTAGCCACCAAAGACGTTTCTTTGTCTTTGCCAAAATCAGAATGTCGTCGCAGTAACGGTAGTAAAACCTTGCTCCGTACTTCTCTTTCATCCTGTGGTCGAGTTCGCTTAGCAGCAGGTTGCCGAAACATTGTGACGAGCGAAGACCGATTGACAATCCTTTGGGCATTAGCTCTATAAAGTTGTCGAGTATCGGTAACAACACTTTGTCCTTGATGTATCGTCGTATCACCTGCTTCATCAGTATCTGACAGATGCTCTCGTAGAACTTACGGAAGTCGCTTTGGAAATAATAGCAACAGTCTTCCATGTTGTGACGAATGTCGGAACGCATCTTCCTAAATAGCTTGTGCATTCCTCTGCCTTTGATACTGGCGCAACTCGTAGGGATAACAGTCGGATAGACGTAGCGTTCTACTACTCGCATCACAGCGTTGCAGCCAATGCGCTCTTCCACTGGTGGCGACTGTACCTTTCTAATCTTGTTGCCATCCTTAACCTCAAACTCCTCAAACCGAGTAATCCTAAAGCTGCCGTCTCCGATGGTTGTAGCAAGACGATTGATTATCTCTTCTTTCTTGCTTCTGTAGTATTCCTTCGACCATTTCGATAGGTCGCAGGTCACTTCATCAAACGACGCTTCAAGATTACTTCGGTCGATGATTTCATTTATGAGGTTGCCATATCTCTTCATTGGCTTATTGATTTCTTCTCGTTCCGCAGTCGTTAAGGCTTTCACCTGCATTGCTGCATCTACTCTCCTATGATAGACTGCACCCTTGTCATGTTTCCGCTTTCCTGTCCATAAAGACAGCTTTTGCCGAGGCTCCGTCCTTTCGTCGGCAGCAATGCCCATACATGGGCGACGCTGGAGCGACGATGTTATTCACTCCAGAAGGTGTGGAGTGTTAGGGATAGTTGGCAAGACGCACACCGTTATTCGTATTCGAATTCGACGAAGCGTTATTCGCATTCGAGTAGACGAGACCGCCATTCGCATTCGCATTGTTGTTCGCACGACCGACACAGCGACGTCAAGGACTTCCGCCTTTGTTTTGTTCCCACGGTTACGGCTACGTTTTGACGCTTCCGTTTCCGCTTATTCAGACGATTGAGTTATTATTTTTTATTGTTTGTTACTTTATTTGATATTCACATGTGTTGCCCATGGGGGCATTTCTGTTATGGTGGTCGGGTCGGCTTGACAGCCGACCTCTCCATTCTATTGCTTTTTCGTATCATCATATTCTTCCAAGTTATTTTCAATCAGTTTGTCAATCTCAGCATCGTTGCTCAATATTCCAGAGAAGGCAAGACGCACACCGCAAGACGCATCCGAACTCGACGAAGCGTGATTCGCATTCGAGAAGACGAGACCGCCATTCGCATCCGCATTGCTGTTCGCACGACCGACACAGCGACCATGTGCGCCAGAGTAGTATGTAACAGCGCAGAAGCATGTCACCCACTTGCTGTTATCGTTGTTTACTGAGCTTGCTATTATGTCACAGTGGCGACCAAGTCTTATTCGGGCAATGTTATATCCACTTTGTGTTGGATATGGTACCACTCGCTCGGTGTCGGTATGTGGATCGTAGATGTGGGCGTTGCCGTCCACGGGTCCCACTTGTGAGCGTTTGCTTGCCTTCCACTCCTTGAATGTGCTTATGTTTACACCGTAGAAGTCCATAACCTCGTAGTTGCAGGCGACTGCACCTTCAACGTTCCACACCTTGTTTGCACCGCTATGTACACCGTTTATAGTGTCCATGCCTGACTTGTCTTTGCTTCCAGTTGTGTATTGTGAGCCACAGCCGAAACCATAAACACTTTGATCGTCACGGTTGCCACTCCAACACAGCGAAAGTATGGCAAGTATCTTCGACTGCTCGTAGCTTATCGAGTGATAGCCTTTGCCTCGCATACGGCATAGGTTCAACATGTCTTGGTAGGTGTAGTTCATTGCGCCTACTGGGGTTGATGTTGGGTTGCCTTCATCGTCGTAACTCCATTCTATACTGGTGGTAGAGGTTCCATTACCGCATCGTGTCTTCTTTCCAGAGAGACTTCTTGCTCTTACAAGGTCGTCCACACTCATGCCATAAATACCCACCAAGTCTGCCTTGTGCTCTACCCAGCCTGGCTCTATGGCTTCAATGTCGTCGCTATCCACGGCAAACACTTCCTTTGTTTGGTCTATGCTCATTAGGCAGGTGAAGTAGAACCATTTGGCACCACTCGGAACGTCACGGAAGAGATAATCATCTTCTAAGAAGTCAAGAGGTGACATCGCTGTACCTGTAACAGACACTTGTGCCTTCTCGATAACTACATCATCGTCGCCTAAGAACACACCACCAAAAAGGGCGTTATTCAGACCGTAGTATCTGACCTGTTTCATGCCTCGCACGTCTATGCGGTACACAGCACAGCTCGCTACTGACGACATCATTTCTTCGGTAAAGGGCTGACCTACTGTTACAGAGTTGAGGGATATGCCGACACCTGCTCTGTATATGAGTCCTGCAAGTCTGCCACTGGCTTTCTCTGTCCATGATGCCACTGGCTCCTCGTCTCCATAGTTCAGCAGGATATGCTTCTCTTGCACCTTGATGTCATTGATGCCCTTGTACCAGAAGTGACAGAACCTTGCCAACGAGTCGAAGCCTTGTCCCAAGTTGTCGGTGTAGTCATAGTCCGTACCATCGTGATACTTGGTATTGTCGCTCTTTTTCAAGAGTTTCATAGTTACGGCACTGCCGTCTCTGTTTGGCGTTGCCTGCACTGGTACACAATAACGTCGTATTATATTGATGTAACCACTGGGGACGTACTTGTTCTTGTACTTGTAGCCTGTCTTGTTGTCCTCATTCGTAATGTTCTGAGGGTCTGGTTCGAGGTCACTCATTGTATACTGAGAGTACAGCGCATTGTGGAGTTCAAGCTCGGGGAAGTAGTTCTTGTATGTGTTGTACAGACTTTGTTCTATCATCTGTGTCAAGATGTAGCGTCCAGTCAGTCCATCACACTTGTCTTTCAACTCGCTGCCTATGCCTCTTGCACCAGAGTCAATGAGCGACTGCAGTAGCGTTGTGTCGCTACGCACATTGCCCAATTTGCAGCTAATCTCTGCTATCCTCGCACCGCCACTGATTGCATCTTTCAGCATAGTCATGGTGTCGATTTTGTCACAACCTCGTATCTCAAACCTCGTCACGTCGCTCATGCCGCCTATCGTCAGACCGCCATTAGGATATGTCAGTAACGGTAGGTTCACAAACTGCAATGAGGTCATGGTCGAAGGAAGGTGAAGCACGCTGATAGGAGCACTCTCCGCAGGGGTGAAGGTCTTTAAGCTGCTGCCTTCGGCAAGCACTTCCTTTAGACGAGGGCAGTTCTTTGCACTCAATACGGCTATCTTCGTGTTTCGTATGTCGATACGTTTTAAGAACGGCATCGTTGGCAAGTTCAAGCCAGTCAGAAGTCCAGTGGTGTAGGCTGGGCTGTATGCTTCGCCTCCTACTATCAACTCTTCAAGCAACGTGCAATACTCCAGCGAGAAGCCGTCCGACTTCGGGGTACACTTGGAAATGTCGAGCTTTGCAAGTTTGCTGGCTCCGAAGATGTATATCATCTTACCGCTTTCTTGTGCATCGCTAACACGCATAGTATAGCTCTCGCCTGCAAGCAGGTGGCACGAATCGGCACACATATCCGCTCTATCCTCACCAAGTCCGAAGAAGCCGTCTTGCGCTGCTGTGATGGTTATCTCTATCTTGCCCATCATACGAGCCTTGAATGGGTTTGTATAAAGGTCGCCAACTTGATACTGACCGTCGCAGAACTCGAAACGCTTGCGCTGATAGTCGGGGAGGTCGTCGAGTCGAAGACCATGCAGGGCGTAGAAGTACTGGTCGGATGCTTTGGAGTTCTGAACATACTTGCGCTCACCATCGAATGATGAGATAACCTTTGCCCACTTCTCCAGTCGCTTTGTTACCCAGTAGTAGTAGCAACCGCTTGCGCTGAATGGCTTGATGTTATTGTAGGTCACAGAGCGCATGGCTCCTGCTACTTGGCTTAGTGTAACGGTGCTGCTTCCTTCGTCGTCAAGCCAGAAGGCTCCTGCCTTGTAGGTCTGTTGGAACAACACGCTATCCCATCCTTGATAGAGGTGGCTCGTGCGTGCATCCATATCCCAGGGAATGGTAAGTCCGCAGTCGTTGTCACTGCCGTCTACGCAGTCTCCGTCATACCAGTGGTTCAGATACATTCTCACTCGTCCGTCGGTGTCCAAGTAGAAAGCTATCATCATGTTCTTGCTTCGTTGGTCTACGGATGCTTTGTAGTCACTGGCTACGGTGTAGCATAGTGCGCTGAGTACGTTGGCTTCCTTATGCAGCTCCTTCTCCCACTTGACAAGGCGGTTTGCTGTGCTGCCGCTAACGGTATCACCGTTGATGGTGATGTCTCCGTCGCTCTCGGTGAGGTGGTGGTTACACTGCTGGCAGAACGACAACCATTTATACAGACGGTAAGGCACCTTTTCGCCTGCCTCGTACTTCTCGTTCAAGTCGTCGTCGTCGGGATAACGGCTCTCGTAGTAGCTCATCCATATTGGTTTGCCGCTGCTCTCGTCCACACGCATCATGTCTTCGACACTGTTCACGCCCTGCATCCAGTTCAGATAGTCGTACTTCAGAAGCTCGTAGCACTCAACAGGGTTCACCACTCTACCCGTAACACTCCACTTGTTGGTCTGCTTGTTGAAGGTCATAGTGCCAGTTGTCTCTATCCAGTTACCGCCCTTGTACTGCATGTAATAGCCGTCACTGGTCTTATATACTGTACCCCAGTCAAGCTCCGACACGTTGGTTGCAAGCAGCTCGGTTTTGCTATGCACGGTCTCCGTCGGCTTATCAACGGCTCCCACTTCTTCCATCTTGCCGCTGCCGTCATTCTCAATGACATGGTATTTCTCGCCACACCATTCACTAAGCACATAGATTGTGCCTGCAACGAGCTTTGAAGTGTCGCTCAACACCTGCTGCTTCAAGTCGGAAAGGCTCTGCTCTTTCGTGGTTACAATCTCCTTGAAGTCGCCATAGTTTAGGCAGGAGGCATTGTAGCCCTTCACCTTTTGGAAACCATAGAAGGTTGCGTCGCCCTTGTCTGCATTGAAGTTGCCTTTGGCATGAAAGTATGCTTTGGCTGGGTCGCAAGCGTCGGTATGGCTCATTTGGTGGTCTGTACGGAACAGTGCACAGGGAATGCTGTCGATGCTCGTCATTATCTTGAAATCGCCCTCAGAGTATATCTGTGCAGGGGTCATGTACTTTTCGCCCATTGCTATCTGGGTGTCGTTCATCAGCTCCATCATGGCTCCGTTATGAGCACCGCAGGAATCTGAATAGTCCACCTTGATAGTGGTGATATTGGTGTACTGACCGCCTTCTCTTACTTGGAGCATGTTCTTCTTTGCCATCGAAGCTGCCAAGTCATACTTAGCAAGTACCTCTTCATTGCCAGGGAACATTGCGGCTATCTCTTCTCGGGTGTACATCATGCGCATACCGCCCTTGTTCTTCTTGTGCTTTGCCTTCTTGTTTTTGATAGGACGAAAAGAAGAGGTGGTACCTTGATTTGAGGTCGGGTCGGCTGTGATAATCACGTTCTGCCATGGTCGGTCGGGGAAGTAGACGTACCAGTCCAAAAGGAACGTGGTCTTCTTGTCTCCGTCAAGACTCTCCAAGTGGTCGGGATAGTTCTCCGCAACGTCGGCTGTGTCGGCATTTTTAGTAAGCACTACGACACAGAGTCCTGCATCTAAGCACTTCTGCATACTCGGCATGTCCTTTGTCACGCCTTCGGCTTTCTGGCTCACGAGCACGTCGTTCTTCTCATACTCGCTGATCATCGCCTCGGTGTCAGTCAAGCCTACGAGGTAGTTGTCAAACGCCTGCTTGAACGTATAGTAGGTGTTCCACATCTTCAAGCTGTACAGATAGATGTCGGCATCCGTGCCGTCCCATTCAAGAACTGCTTCCGATACTGCAAACTGTCCTGCAACGTAAGGCACGGCTCCTGCCTCGTCTCCATCTTTGAACACTTTTATCATTCCGATACCACCGAAGGGGGCTATGCTGGTCGGCTCCACAACGATGTCGAAACGATGTACGGCATTTACAGAGTATGGTACGGTGCATGATGTCTTGCCGTCCGTGGTGTCACCATTGGTATATACCACCAGTTTCTCACCAGTTAGCACAAAGCCCATCTTCTCGCCTGCACATTTCATGAGCACTGTATTACGGTCGGCTACGTTCTTCACTTGTGTGGTGAAGGTCAGAGCACTACCGTTGGTCTCGATTGCGCTGTTGGAGTATGGCTTGATGTTACTTGTTGCGGTCACGTCCTCGGCAATACGCAATGCCATGCGTCCTTTGTCTGCATCGGTGCCATAGTCACTGGTGCCGTAGCTGTCCTTCACAAAGCCGTTGCTCGAATAGTTACTGCCCTTGACAAAGATTTCTACTTCTTTGCCGTCTGACGTGGTGGCGACAATACGCTTGTCGGTGTCGGTATTGCTTCGGCTCGTCATGTCGATGCCGAACAATGCACCTGCCGTCTCTGATATATCGACGAGGCTTCCTTCTACTGTGTTCACGCAATCTTCTGGCTGAACAGAACTGCCACACTTGGCACGCACTTTCAGCTCGTCGCCTTGATTGTAGGTCGTCAGTCGCTTGCTGATGGTGTATGTCTGGTTGCGGTTCATGGCTTTGGAGCCAATGGTCTCCTTAGTGTGCTGCGTAGCGTTCTCCAACTCTATCTCAACCGTCGGAACTGACAAGTTGCGCTGATAGCAGGCTACATCAATGTCGATGCTTTCAAGAAGTTTCTTCTTGCCGTTGCTGCCGTCACTCCAGCGTGCAAGCACGATAGGGGTGTTGTAGTCGCTCAACGTGTCGTCTTGCTGTATAACCATTACTGAGGTGTGAAGCACGTTGCCCTTTACGCCACTCGACACGTCTTCGCCTTGTATGCGTATTGCATAGGCTCCGTGTGATAATCCAGCAGGGTTTATAAGCACACCATGCGAATAGGTGTCGCTGACTGTGATACTCTGCAGCAGCTTCCATTCACCATCACGATACATCTCCACTTTAGTGAGAATACCCTTGTCGCTTGAGTTGTTCGGAAACTTGAACATAGGGATATTCTTGGCATTGCCGTTCACTTCAAGAGAGGTGTCCTTAGTGTAGTTAAGGGTCTGAACGCTGACGCATGTCACATCAACAGCTATCAAACTCAAATTCTTTGTGGCTGTGTTACCGCTATCATCGGTTATGACGGCTTGCAAAGGTATCTCGCCTGCACTTGTGCCAAGACTGCTAAGGTCGAAGCTGAAAGAGAAGTCTTCGTTGCTTGCGCTCGATGCCTTCTTGGGTTCAAAGGTGGCGACGGTCTTCTTGGTGGTACGGTTGACGAACGCAACCTTCATGATGCTGTTGTAGTTCTCCATGCTGCCCACCTTAGTCACACTCATAATGGACGCTTCGGCTATGAACGTACCGCCTGCCTTTTCGTACAATGGGTTTTCTTTCCACTGCACGGCAATGATGGTTCCACTACCGCCACCAGTTCCAGTGCCTACGGCAAACTGCTGCTCGTCGCCAATGGTGTCACCTGCCGAGTTCACCATTGCGACCTTTATAACGCCTTCGGTTTCTGTGTCTACCTTCAAGTTCGTGGGGATGAGGTTATAGCCGCCACCAGTGGACAGGGCATCCTCACCGCCTTTCTCTAAGGTGTCTTTGGCTGTCAGCTTGCCGCCACCGCCAAAGTCTTTCCATAGACCTACTTCTTTGAAGTCGCTTATCTCGCCCTGGAACTGCTTGGTCTCCATTTCGTTCTCACCAGTCTTGTAGCTTATCACAAGTCCTCGCTTGGCATAGTTCACGCCTGTCTTCTGCTGATAGGCGATAAGCGCATCTACTGCGCTGCCTAATGTATAGGCTCCGCCTGTAGGCGTGCCGCAAAGCTCGTCAATGACAAGGTGGGTCTCGCTTCCTGCTGCGAGCGAGCCGAAGTCTTTCCAGTTGTCGGTGTCAAACCAGTTGTTCTCGGTTACTGTCTTTCCAACATATTGGTAGGTCTTCCAAATGCCTGCGCTCAACTCGAAGGAAACGATAAGACCGCTAACGGCTTTCTCGTCTTTCCATGCTGCATGGATGGCACTCATGCTCTCGTTGTCGCTGTCGCATAGCACATAGTAGCCACTTATTGGCACCTCGGTGGTGGCGTTGAAGATGCTTGCAGGAGTGTTCTTCGGGGCAATGGCTACCATGTCGCCACCCTTCCAAATGTAAGGAAGGCAGTTTGTAAGGTCAAGGTATAATTTGCTCCTGTCTGCTTGGAGTTTCATCCAAGATACTTTATACTGACCTGCGACTCCATAGCTTTCTCCTCTGAAGAGTTCCTTTGTGTTCGGTGCATACCAATAAGCTCCTTCTGTTGCAATTGGAGTTAGAACAAGCTGACCACTTTCACTTGAGGCGGTTCTGTTGTTCATCCAATAGTTTACTGGAATTATCTCGTCAAATTCATCGGGGATTATTGCCGAGTCCAACTTGCCGTCGCTGCCTATCTCCGCAACGTCTTTTGCCTGCAACTTTTTTATCTTCTCTGAAAGCTCGTTGAAGCGTTCGGCTGTGATGCCAAGACTTACAAGGTTGGTGCCGTCATATCGGTAGATGTCGCCTGTCAGAGTATTGTGAAAGATGCTGTACTGGGTCGGGGTTACAAAATCATCCGTGTAGTCATTTTGATTAGTCCAACTATCATAAAATTGGGTGAGATGCAAATCACCGTCACTTGGGGCTAAGACACAAGCAAGAAACTTCTTATGCACAGTGTCCCACACGATATTGTTCCATTGGGATGTTCCTGCCTTTATGATTTCTACATTTGAGACAAAGCCAGCAAATGGGGCAAACTTCAACTTCTTACCAACGGTTGTTGCAATAAGAGTTCTCAGACTGCTGTCTATTTTAGCTATCTCGGTTTTTCTGTTTGTATTCTCCTGCTGCAAGGTTGTGACATTGCTCTCGATTGTGCTGATCCTGCTCCAGTCGAGGCTATCTATACCGCCTGTCTGTCCAGTGTTTTTCCATACGCCTTCTTCGGCACACAGATATACGGTCGCTGGGATGGTGTTGCCAACGGTTGCCCACATGCCCACTTCGGGATTGGGATACTTAGCTTGAAGGGCTGAAAGACTTTCAAACAAACCACAATTGGGTTGCTTGACAGCTTTCGCACGCAACACTCCGCCTACTATCAAGTCGTTGTTTACGGAAAGGTCGCCCTCAACGGTCTCCAGCTTGCGAGCCGTAGAACTGGTAACGGTGTTTGCGTTCTCCCATATCTGGTCGTACTTGTTCCAGCGATGCTTAACACCGCCTATGGTAAGGAAATCGCCTTCCTTACCGCCTTCGGGATATTTCGCCCACACAGCGTCAATGGAGCTGAATGAGCCTAAGTTATTGATGTCGTTCATTTCATCAGTTCATTTGCTATGTTAGACATGCTTGCTGCTAAATCGGTTTGCCCTGTGCTCAATGCTACAAGGTATGCCGTGTAATACACAATGGCTCGGTGGAGTTTCTCGCACAAATCTATACCGCCTTTCTCTATGCGTGGAAGGGGTATGTATCGGGCACGTTTCAAAAACACTTTTGAACCGCCAGTGCAGGAATAGAACTCCAACACTTGACCTATTGGTTGGGTCGTTATGGCGACGATGGGTTTCTGGGGACAACCACGGATGCCTGGATAACGGCTTTGCTGCTGCGCATACAAGGGGTCGTCCTCACTAATGGCTACTGTCACGGCTCGGCTCCAGTCGCTCATCTGAAAGGTAACGAGGCGCATGAAGTCGTCGGGCAATGCTATGAAGCCCATGCCATAACCCACACGGCTCTTCCAACCGATACTCTCACCAAACGCCTTGCCTCCGTCCAATAGGTACGAAGGAGCTTGGTTCTCTACGATGCGTGCTGCATCGACTATCTTGCTCTCGATGATTTCCTCCAAAGAAAGTGTGTCGATGTCGCCAGTTGCCAACAACTGGCGACTGGTCATGTTCTGGTCGAGCGCAATGCGGATTTCACGCTTCAACTCACTAACCTCGTATCTCATGTTCGTTTTCTTAGGGATGAATAAAAAGGGACGGCTACTGTTGCAATGCGGCAGGTTTCATGTGCCGTGCTGACAGTAATAGCACCGCCCCTCGTTACTATTAACTACTACTCGATGCCACGGAACACGATGTTGTGCTCTTCTGCGGCACGAGGCACACTTACATTACTACGAAGGCTGCTTCGGGCAATGCCAAAATTCTCACAGAGATAGTCACGAGCATCGTCAAGGTCTGTAACGTCGATGATTGCCTTGCCGTCGGCTGTTACGGTTGCCTCGCTGTCTTCTACTGTTTCTGCTTCCGTATCATCAGTAGACTCCTCATCGTCGGCTGGTTCCGTCTCTTCATCGTTGATGGGGTCATCCATAGGCTCGTTAGCATCGGTTGGCTCTACTTTTGGTGTCTTTGATGTGCCGTCAGCATCAAGAGCTGTTCCTGAAATGGCACTCGCTGTTGCTGCCTGCCCACCTAAATGGTTTCCTTCATTGGCGTGCTGACCACGGACAAACTCTTTGAACTTGCCTGTTCCCTCTATCTCTCGAAGGAGAAATATCTTGCCACTCTTGAACTCCTTGCTGTTCTCTATGATTGCCTGCGTCATAGGGTTTTGAGTTGTGAACTCGGCAGGTGTTACACCATAGCCTGTAAGACTGCCTCCGCTGAAATGTACTTTCACCGTAGCCTTACCGCATTCAATGAGTGCAACCCATTCCATGTAGCCACTAACTCCATACGTTTTTCTTTTTGCGTTCATACTTTATTCTATTTTTTGAATGTGCGATACCAACAAAAAAGGGGCGGACGGTGTGACCCATCCGTCCCAGTGTTGTTTAACTTTTCACTGCAATAAGCTCGACTACTCTTCAGTAACCATAACCTCTCCGTGGAACTCGCTCCATGCAGTACCGTCATACTTCCACATCTGACCGTTCTGCGCCTTGGCGTTGATGCCTGGGCAGTCGCAAATCAGATAATATACGGTGCCTGCAACAAGGTCGCCCTCGGCTGGTGCGGTCTCGGCATCCCACATAACGAAGGCTGTTGCGCCCTCGGTTGCTGCGTCGCCTTCACCGTCAATCCAAATGTGGCAGCTACCCTTCAGTGCAAGAGCATCCCAAACGAGTACACCAGTACGTGTTGCCTCCTCACCGTCTACACGGTCGGTGAAGCTGTGCTCGGTTGTACGCTGATAGTGTACAAGACGATCCTCGCCAATCAATGCACCGCTGTTACTCCAGCCAAGACGGTCAAGGGTCGGCTCACGCTTAATCTCGATGTCACCAAACACGGTGTGGATATTGGTAATCTCCCAACCAAGCTTGTTGGTCTTTACCGTGATGTTTACCTCGGGATGCTTAGAGAAGTCGATGCACTGGATTTCCTCAAGCAGGTTCTTACCTGCAAGGAGAAGGGCGGT